ATAATTCTTTTGATTTGAAAGAATCAAATAACGTTTAGCAATTGTACCAAAATAAGAATATGCTTTAGCTCCTTTAGCTGGATTAAAAAGGTGAATTTTAGAAAGTAAAAATGAAATTACTTCAAATTGTAAATCTTCAATATTACTCACCTCAGTATAATAAAACTTAAAGGTATGAATAATATTTTCTGTTAATTTAAAGAAAGCATAATGAATACGTTCATGATAAATTTTATTTTTCTCATCAAAAGTAGCAGAGTTATTATACGCAATAATAGCATTTTCTGTATCTTGAGTAAAGTACTGTACTCCCTTTTTTTTCTTAACTGCTACCTCAATCATAAGTTTTTAATGCGAAATTGATTCAAAACATCTTGAATCATTTTAATATTGGTAAAGAAAAATCCTACTTCATCATCACTTTCAAAAGATCCTTTTACATCAATTTCATGAATCTTTTTATCTGACATATCAATTATATCTGAGATTTTATTAAGATAAGTTAAATAAGAAGCTAAAATATCTTCTTGTTTTTCATTTTTCTTTAAAAGGTTAAAGGTTGTGAATCCTAAGACCACAACCATTAACAATAAAATAATTACTATAAATATCATAAATTATCTAATATATTTTTAAGTCCTTCACTTTTTAAACCACCTAATGCTTTATTTTTAGTAACCTGAGTGGTAGGAGTTGATTTATTTGATTCTAATTTAAAGGGATTTTTAACTGTTTCTGATTTTGAATTTAATTTAGGTAACCATTCTCTTTCAAATTCAATACGAGCAGCCATTAAATCTGCTTGATGAACAATATAAGGTAAACTTGTTCTAGGTTTTTGTTCTGGCATATAAGTAGCTAAATATTTTTTATTAGCTTCATCATATAAACCATCATGAGTCTGAATAGTAATCATTTCATTAAAAGTATACTGGATACCATGAGATTGGAGTAAAAATAATCCTCTATCAGGGACAGATGCAAATGGAATTCTATCATTAAATTTATAATCTTCTCCTAATTTTTCTTTACGCCATTTATCATCTTGAGGAATATAAGATTCATTTTCTTCATCACCCATTTTACCCAGGTCATGATTTAAAGCTGAGAATACTAGTTCTTCTTTAGTATAAGTAGTAGCATCTACCCCCATTTTAATCCATAATTCATGTAAACTTAAAGCGCAACAAATTACTCTATTAACATGGTCTACATAACCTCCAGGAAAAGCATTATGGTATTCTTTTTTATGAGCAGCAGGCATTAATATCAAACGCTCAGAATATTTTTTATAAAATTCTATTAATTTAGTTTTACGAGGTTCAGAAATATGATCCTCAATAAACCCCATTAACCCAACCCAATTTTGTTGGATTTGTTCAGCTGTTAAATTCATATTAATATTGATTAATTTCCCCCGGTCCTAAAGGTTCTTGTTGTATAAACACCTTAGCATCATCAAGTGATTCTTTAAGTATCACTAATACTTCTTGAACTTGATCTTTTGATCCCCCTCGTTGTAAGAACAAATTCAACTTTTCTATCTGTCCCTCTGCTTTTTCTAAGCGTCTCATTATTATTTCTCTGTTTTTCATAGTTTTTTTTAAACCCTGTAATTATAAGATAACATAAAAAATAATAAAGGCCAAACTTAGGTTAAAGGGAGTTTGTAAAATCTAATATTTTTTTAATAAATGCACATTTTTCATATTCTTCAAATTCCTGAAAGTATAATATTGCTTTTTCTAAAGTTTGTTTAAGTTGTTTATCTAAATTTAAACTTATAGAATCTCTATGCATTTTATTATTAATATCTATTTTATGAATATAATACCAAGCTCTCTCATAGGCAACTCTATCACCTGCTTCTTTTAAATCCTCTTTATCTACTTCAGGACTCATTTTATCAAAAAAGCCTATTATTTGAGAGGTAAATATATTATTATTTTGTATAAGTTTTTTAAACATTCCAATCCAATAAATAGGAGTATTTTTTATATCAATAAAGACAGAATTATCTTGTTTCACTTCAGAACCAGATTCAAATAAATCAAAAATTTTATTAATATCCATTAAAAAAGCTGTTATATAATTTAATATAGGTATTATATTCGACTATAAATATATAAGCGTGACATTCTATATAAAAAAAGATAGCGCCTATATAGACGCTATCCTTAGTTATTTTTAATTTAATATTAAGCTTGTGATTCGTTCCAATATAAATTAATTGAACATGTAGCAGCTGTAGTTGTACTTAAGTTTTGTACTCTTACTAACAACACATCTGGACCATCAGGGAAAACATCACCACCACCATTTACTGAGTTTGATAATTCTTTTAAAGCTGATAAATCTTGATATTCTGTTGTATTAGCAGAAGCAATAGCTGAGAAAATCTGTTCACCTGGAGTACCTGTTCCTGAAAATGTAGTAGAAATTTGAGCTAATGAAGGTTGAGAACCTTGAGCTGTTGTGTTCAAACCAAACCAAGTAATACCTGATAAACCTTGAGGATTTAATAATAATGATACCTGAGCATTTTGAGTAGAGGTAATTGAAATCTGTCTTAATAATAATTGAGATCTATTAATTAAATCTCTATCTCCTAAATTACCAATTAATGAGTTACTAACTGAGGGTGCTAATCTAATTAAGAAGAATTGTGCTGTTGAACTAGCGTTAACTGTTGTATTAGTTCTAGCAAAGTTAAAGAAATAACCTCTATCTTCATCAAACCCACCATCCATAATAACTGCTGAACCCCAGTGAGAAACTGTTGGAGAACAAGTATTACTTAATAATATAACACCTGAACCTGTAATATGAGCTTCTGCTGGGCCTGCATTAAATGATTGTGAAAGACCATTTGTAAACATAGGTAAACTAGCACCACGAGTAATATTTAATAAGTTATTACCATTTTTACCTCTATAAGTTATAATTTCATCACCAATATAAATTGAAGCTGTTGAATTAGGAAAATAAGTAGCATCTGTAACTAATAAAGAACTTCCATTAGCAGGCACACCTGCTGTCATAGATTGACTTAAAGTAGTATAAGCTCCTTCATTATTAACTTCATATCTAACACATAAGTTACCTGATCTCATAAAGGCTTCATCATTCACGTTATTATTTTTTTCTCTATGAAGCATAATAAAATTACCCTCAGGACCCCTTGTCATCCAATCAATAAATCCAGCACCATACCAAGTATATTGAATACCAACCATTTGCATTTTAGTTAGATTGAAATTATAACCACTTGGACCTGTACCATCTCCTTTGTCTATATTCCATTGTGATTGAGGAATTCTTTTTTCTACCACTAAAGATGCTTTACCACCATTTAAAGCTGATATTCCTTTATATTGAGGAGTTACAGCCATTGATGAACTAGTAAATATTTTACTAATTTCATAAGTCATTCCTCTCATTACTATTCTATCTCCAACCTTACATTGTTGATCAAACCTAGCACCAGGTAATGAACCTGTTACTATATTAGATCCTACAGGTATTGAAACAGTACCAGCTAATTGTAATGTAGCTTTTCTTTGAACAGCATATAAATTTATACCATCATATTCAAAAAACATACCATTTTGATCATCTGTAATTCCTGCTCTTACTGAAGAGCCATGCCAGTTTTTAACTGAAAATCTAGGTTGAATTCCTAATGTAGCATTTACAGCTCCTAAAGATCCAGTAGCAATAACAGCAAAAGTATACTCATTAAGCATTTGGCTTACTGTATATTCTCCATTATAACCAGGAGTTGTAATACCTGTTAATACTACTCTTGAACCATCAGTTAATGAAATATTATGTTCATCTTGTCCTGTAACCCAAATAGTTGAACCAGGAGTTAAAGCAGAAGCAGAAACTGATTCAATATCTAAATTAGGGCAAAATAAAGTACCTGTAGTATACAATAAACCTTTACCTGATTGGTAACGGAAATATTTTTTAGATTGTCTTAAAATTCTAGCTCCATGGGCTGGTGAGTTAGGACCTAAAATAATACCACCATCAAAAGGTCTATGAATATTAAATGAATCATTTCTTGTATAAATTCTTCCTGCTAAACCAACACTTGTTACAGCACCTCCAATACTAGCTGTGTAAGCAAAAGATCCACTATTAATAATATGAATATTAAATGAACCTGAGGCTAAAGAATGATTTACACCTGAAGATGTTATAACTGAAGTAATAGTAGAACCTGGGTATAATCCATGAGGTTGTGTAGTTTGGACTGTAATTACTGAAGGTGTAGCAGCATTGGAAGTAATACTTGTTAGATTTAATTGAGAACCAGAATAAAATTGACCTCTTCTTAATTGAGTAAATGATGTTGAAATAGTAGATCCACTTACAGTACCTTTAGCATTATAAGTAAAAGTAGTAGCTGATGGTATTGAAGAAATTACAAATGCACCTTCTGCTCTACCTGCGGTTCTAAAAGATCCATTATCTAAACCAAATATTGTAATTGGATTACCTGCTGATAAACCATGAGATGCTGAAGTTGTAACAGTAATAATAGATGATTGTGATGTATTAGTAGTAACAGAGTTTACAGTAATATCAAATCCTGGTACTTCATATATATTGGGTATATTATTTAAATCAGTATATGTTTGCCATTTAGTAGCTTGTAGTCCATATTCAAAATCCGCATCAATCAAAGCTTGAGGAGTTGATACTCTCATTCTTTCAATAGCATCTGTACCAAAATCATATGGTCTAATTTTTAAATCAGGATCTTCAACTACAACAAATAAAACATCTGTTGAAGACATCCCAGTTGTAGGATTAGTTGGAAAGATTGTTGTTACACCATTAACCGGGAAATTACCAAAACTTGAAGTATCAGTAGTGGTAAAACTCACACTACCTAAATTCCCTTGAGAAGGTAATCCATTACTAAGTGCGTCTTTATCCCATATGTTAATACCCTGAGTAGCATTATAAATTCTATTTATTTCTGATACTCTGTAAAATCCAGGGACTTTTATATTACCTGTTCCTGTAGGACCAGGGGTAAATACATAAAATTCTATTTGTTTAGTTGCCATATTGTTTATAAATATATTAAAATTGTTAGATATATTAAAAATTAACCAATAACATCATCTAAATGATCAGGTATACCATCTCCATCTACATCAGCAATTTCATTATATCCTAATACCTTCATAAAACTAGCTACTCTTTCTTTTAAATCTCCATCACTATCAGCAAACCAATCTTCTTTAATAACATCATGGCTTAACAATACAGTAATAGCTGTATAAAGAATATCTACATCATCTACAAAGTAAATATCAGGTGTGTGGAAATCTAAACTAAATGCAAAATCATCAATTTGAGGTATTTTAAGTAAATCATCTGTTTTACCAATTTTCTTTTCTGTAGGTACTTTACCTCCAAATTTATGAAAGTATTCACCTATGTAGATATACCCTTGTCCTTCTTTTAATTGAAATTCACTCATTATTTTTTTATTTTAAATTCAGGTTTTAATTGTGTTTTATTAAAATGATCAATATCCATTGTATTAGTTACTCCTTTAGGCCAAAGTAATGTTACATTGTTATTTTTTATTTTAATAATTTTAACGGGTTGAATTGAATATTGGTCTTCAATCCACATATCATTAGTGATAGTATCTCCTACTCCTAAAGTATTATTTGGAGTTTCACTTATACGAGAATTTCTAGTCACTTTATTTTCTACTAAATATTTTCTTAAATCAAAGTTATCCATTACTTTAATAAATTATAATATTCGTTGAAATGTTTAATACGATCTGGTAAACCAATAGTTCCACCATTTACTCTTTTAGTTACCGCTGTAACTGTTCCTTGATCTGCTCCTTTATCACAAATGCCCCAAAGTTTATTCTTATCAAAGAACCAAGCAGCAGACATTAAAGCATACTTAGTTGATACTAAATCTGGATTAGCTAAAATATCTTCTGGTACAGTTTTATCAAATTGAGTATAATTGTCTTTACCTGTTAATTGGATATATCCTCTACCTCTAAATTTAAAACCATCACCTGTAGCTTCAACTCCATTACCCATTCTACCTCCATAAACTCTATTAGCAATTTTTTGAGGTTGGCGGGCATATTGTTCTGCTAAAGCTGGTGTAAAATATCTTGGAAAAATACCTAATAATCCTTTTGAACTATAATTTAAATTCTCACTAGTAGCTTTAAATTGTCCTGATTCATGTCCTGCTTGAGCAAGAAAATGAGCTAATCTTAAAACATTTGTAATATTAAATTTAGCTGCTGTATCAGGAATTGCTGCTATTACAGCATCAGGAATGTGTCCTTTTAGTTTATCAAGTTTAAATGAAGAAACTAAGATTGTTGGAGCTGGAGTAGATACTGATGTTGGAGTAACACCCATAAGTTTATTCCATGTGTCATTTCCTACTATACCATCATCTTTTAATCCATTTGCTCTTTGCCAAGCCTTAACTGCTTCTTCTGTTTTTGGTCCAAAATTACCTATGGGGTCTACCCCTAATTTAGCTTGTAATTTTTTTACGTCTTCGTTGTTGTCGCCTTTTTTTAATAACATAATTATCCTTTATCTTCTGTGTTATTTTCTTCTTCTTTTTTCTTACCGTTTTTTATGTTCATAAATTTATCAACTGAAGCGATACCAAATGAACCTAAAATGATTACCATAAATCCATCAAAAATGAATTCATTAATTACTAAAGCAGTACCCATGTAACCTGTAACTAGGTCAACAAGCAAAGCTAAAACTAAGCATAAAAAAGCAATAAAACCTACTACCGCTTTTTCATTAATTGTGTTGTTGTCGTCAAATAATTGTTTAAAGAATTGTTTCATATTAAAATTGTTTAGTTGTTTTATTTAATGCTTCTTGTAATGCTTTTGAAAATGCCTTTTTATTTAAAGGAACTTCTCCATTTTCAACATTTAAAAACATAGCAAAAATAAAAGTACGTCTTTCACCTTTACCTTTAAAACAACTTGAACCAATACAAATAGTGGTTTCTACAATATAATCTTTTCTTAACCATTGAATACCTACAATATTAAGTAATTCTTGGGGAGAATAAATACTATCAATAGTTACTTGAACAGGAAAACCTAATGAATCATTTGGTGTATATCCTTTTTCAATTAATAATTCTTCAACTGTTTCTTTAACACCAAAAGTAACATCTCTACCTCCAATTACTTGAATGTGTTGAATGTTATTTACATGAATATTTACCTTAGTAGAATCAGATGGTGATAAAAATAATAATATAGGAGCTAAAATACTTAACATCCTTTATAAATATTAATAAATTACAGAACCCGCATATCCTGGGGCAATTAAATATAAATTTAAATTACCTCCTGTTGTTAAAGTTGAAGTTGTATAAGTTGACACTCCTGGATAAGTTCCTCTTACATTAGTGGTAGCAGATTTAACAGCATTATATTCTAATGTAGTGAAGATCCTAACATCAGGTGCTATCCTCCATCTTGAGAATAAACCTGCTTTTCTCGCAGCAATATAATACTTGTCTGATATTGTTATTTTACTATCATCATTTACATCAAACATATGAAATGATAGACCATTCCTTGCTACTTTCCCTAAAATAATATTGGACACTTCTTGAATATCTGAATTGGTATAAGCCTGGATTCTAGTAGGTGCTTGTATTTCTATGTAATATTCTTTAGAGGGATCGTAAGCTTCTGAGATAGAATAATATCCGTTTGAATTAGTATAAATTG